CATCAGTGCGTGGTATTGCAAGGGCAGTACGATATGATGCCGTTGGAAGACGGCAAATTTGACACTTATGTGCCTCGAGGTGATTTCGAGAAATTGAAGGCTTCAATCAAATCAGCTAAGTCTTCAATTACGCAGAACCATGCTGTTGTGACATACAACGCGGCCATCGGACAATTCAATTCAGAATGTGCTAATCAGGTGTCAGTGATGGGAAGACTTGTGGAACATCATGTTCTCAAACACTACGCAGGCCTCAGTGATATGAACAACAAAAATTTTTTGTTGGGCCGCGTAGTGGACAATCCGCCTATTCCCACAGTGGGAGATACGCGATTCTAGGCTACAAGTGGCGCTGCGCGGCCACTCGGAACGCAAAAGAGACACTTTTCAAACTTACACGGGATCGCATGAACGTGGAGAAAGTTGAAGTGTCGTCGTTTGACTTGAAAAAGAGTGCTAAGATCTGGTGCTCTCCGAACGTAGTGATCGGATTCCCGCAACGTGGGATATTCGCACAGCATTTGGAGAATAGGGTCTTGATTCCAAGTAAATATGCACACGTTCAAGTCGAACCCAGGAAATACCGAGCTGTTACGCTCATGCCCAACATTGGATATCTCAACACATACCCGTACATTGTTGATAAGCATGACGTCACCAGTATTTTCGATGGGCTGGTTAAGCGAATTCTGGGCACCCAGAACGAGCCGGATCCAGACATCCTGCGTCAGTTTACATTGTGCTTGAGGGAAACAGTTCGTCAGAATATTGAACCATTTATGTTCGACGAGGTGTTGTCATTCTTTGAGTACATTGCGCGCCATCGGGGTTACAATGGGGAACGCAAGCTGGACTTGATTCTTGCGTACCTGAAGATACCAGACGAATATGATCTAGATGTGGAGGCACATATCAAAGACGAATTTTATCCTAAGATGAAACCTCCGCGCTGGATCTGTGCAAGGAAAGACCCGAGCAAGTCAACGCTCGGGCCAGTTGTCACTGTGTTGGAGCACAAAGTCTATCACATGAAAGGACCTGTCAGTTTCTTCAAAATTATACCCTTTGAGGACAGGTTTGACTACTTGTACATGAGGTATGGTCCGTATGAAGTTTTGGTTTGCACGGACTTCACCTCTTTCGAGGCATCCTTCGGGAGAAGGTTCATGACAGCCTGCGAAATGGAGCTGTATGAACATATGCTGCGAGGCCATCCAGAGGCGCTCGCTGTGCTTAGAAGTATTTGCAAGATCAATACATTAAAGAACAAGTATTTCAGAGCACGGGTGGAGGCTACACGAATGTCAGGTGAAATGGTCACGTCACTTGGCAATGGATTCAGCAATGCGATGATATTGCACTTTATCTGCAAGCGCAAACAGTGCGACCTGATTTGCGCGGATGTGGAAGGTGATGATTGCATTTCTGCTTTCAAAACTGGCAGCACCTTGCCAGAAGAGGAGGATTATGCTCAGCTTGGGTTTCGGATTAAGATCGAGAGGCATACGAGATTTAGTGAGGCTTCATTTTGCGGCAATGTGTTGCATTATGAGAGTCGGACACTAATAACGTCACCTCAGGATTTTCTCCGTCAAATCAATGTGTCATTCAATCCCAGTGCCTTTACGTTGAATGAACGACACTGCAATTCATTGTTATACGCAAAATGTATATCTTACATGGTTCAGTACCGCGGATGTCCTGTCATTGCGCCCATCTGTCGTCAGATACTGCTTCGAATAGGTAGTAATTATGATGAAGAGAAGGCTCGAAAGGAGTTCGCTCGAGACTATTATGTAAGTCAGATTTTGGATGTGCCATTCAATGTCAACGTGCTACATTACTACCGAGAACCGTGCGACGGGGCGAGGTGCCTCATGGAGAAAGTTTTCGGTATGAGTATGCAGGAGCAGTACTTCCATGAAGAAAATTACATGAAAGGTGGATGTAATCCGTATGACAGTACGACCATGGAAGCCTATGCATACGAAGGGGACAGCAAGTGTGTTTATCAGACTATGACGAACGTACTTGACGTGTCCCAATAAGGGTTCTCACATTTGTGGTCCAAAACGTGTTATTGAGTTTTGTAAAATACAGACGTTACCAAGACTCCGGTCAGATGGTCTACAGACTGCACGGATCAAGCGCGGAATTGCGCGTTGTGGGGATGAACAGTCGGCGAGTTCGGCGAATCCTTATGAAGAACAATAAGAAACAAGGCCTGAAGCTTAAGAGTAAGGCAAAAACACAAAATTCTAAGTCAGTTGGCGCTAAGAAAAGTGTGTCTAAACCGCAAGTCAACAAGCAGGTTCAGCAGCCGGTCACTATTGTACGGCCGCAACAGTTGGTTAAGCTTGCGCCGCCGTCGAAGACGAAGCGTGAGCAGGTCAAATGGTGGAGCAAAGAGAAGGTTGCCATTGCCTTGGAAGATCAGGGAAGTACGCAGATTGCCACGGTTGGAAGTAATTTGCCTTTCATCGGAAACAGGGGGATTGCCACGGTTGTCAAGCATCGAGATTACATCACGGCGCTTGCTTCGGGGGATCACTTTCGGCCTGTTGGCGGATGGGAGCGCGGATTCAGGGTCAATCCTACGAGGATTGCTGTGCCTTGGCTCTCTCGCTTTGCGAAGGGTTTTTCATTCTTCTCAGTGGAGTCTTTTCGTGTCGGGTACACACCGTCATGCAGCATGATGCACAGTGGTGCTATTATGTTGGGCTACGCTCATGACCCCAGAATGCCAGCTCCTTGTGATATTCGCGAGATGTCGCTATGTTCTGAACTCGAGAAAGGGCCTGTAAATTCCGCCCATACTCTCGCCCTCAAAGGAGGTGCTATGCACACGATTTTGCGCGTGGACTCGTACAATACAGTAGTCATGCCAGAGCAAACGAGTGCAGGAATTTTGTTTTGCACGGTGCATGGTGCAGTCGACGGCGACAACAACAAGTACGCAGGGGACTTGTTCTTTGAGTATGAATTCCATTTCTACTACCCCCGTCCCTATGTTGATTACTGCCTCACTGGAGGCAGTGACCTTAATAGCATCCTGAACAAATGGATTGCAAACGCTTACTCCGCGGGCAATAACCCGGATCAGGCTGGAGTTGAATTGCTGTTGCAGCAACTGAAACTTGAGGCCTTGAAAACGTTGCGCAATTCTGGTAGGATGCGTCAGAATCCATTTTTGACAGTGGGAGAAAACGGGAAGCAGTTCGTTGAGATGATTCAGAAGTCGTTGCCAGTCCT